GCTCAGATTATCTACATGGATGTAAATAATAATGATTCAAGGGATTTATACGTTGTTTATGCTTTAGCAATAGGAGAATGTGAAGAAATAATTGGCAGAACTATTGAATTAGATGGAAATAAATTAACTGATTCTGCAAGATTTAGAGATGGCGGTTATATTGGCACAGATAAAATATCTTCAGGAGCAGGTTCATTAAATACAGTTTCACAAAATGGTACTGGTATTGATGCTGGTGCTGGTCGATTTGGAACAAGTCCTACATCAAAATATAGATATGTTATGAACCTACATCATGGAGCTGCAACACAAACAGCAGACCCAATGCTTGTTGCATCTATGTCTAATTGGACTTCAGCACATAAATTAAATGGTGTTGCTTATATAGCGGCTCATTATGGTTATGATAAAGATGGTATTTGGTCAGGCGTACCACAATTAACAGTACAAGTTCAAGGTAAAAAAGTATATGACCCAAGAGACTCTAGTCAAACATT